ATACCATATAACTTTTATAGTGTACATTACGCAAAAAATTGCAATATTGAAGCAGGATTATGTGATCATTTTGCTTATGGAGATGAGCAATCTATGATAAAGTACTTATCGTTATATGATCATTTTGATGAATTATATGACAAATACAATATTAATATATCTCATGCTGAAGGTACATTAAAATATTATTTAAAAGAATATTTAAAATTAAAAATAAATTTTAATAATAATATACTATATCAAATAGTAAAAAGTGACACTGATATTGACTCAACCCCAATGAAAAAATATGAATATGAAAATAATATCACATAGAGGAAATTTAAACGGTCCATCTGTTGATTTAGAAAATAATCCAACACATATCAATAAAGTTATAGAATTTGGTTATGATGTTGAAATTGATTTATGGTTTAAAAATAAAAAATTTTATTTAGGCCATGATGAGCCAATATATCAAATAGACAAATATTGGCTACTTAATAAAAAAAATTATTTATGGATACATCTTAAAAATATAGAAGCTCTCGAAATAGATTTTTTAAATACTTTAAACTATTTTTGGCATGAATCAGATAAATTAACACTAACTAGTAAAGGAATTCCATGGTGTTATCCTGGAATATATGTTAAAAACGGAATAACTGTAGTCCAGGATAATTCTATTGTAGATAAAGATATCTTAGGTATTTGCACAGACTACCCTCAACTATATGGAGAATTAAAATGATATCTTTATTTGGTTCCTCTGGTTTTATAGGATCTCGTTACAGTGAACTATACCAAAATAAAATAATTTGTATTGAAAAAAATAGTAATATTCCAAAAACTAACAATATTTTATATTTTATTAGTACAGTTGATAATTACAATGTTTATACAGATCCATATTTAGATATTAATACAAATTTGATAAAACTTATTTCTGTATTAGAAGAATGTAAAAAAATAAACGAAAAAACACCAGTAACTTTTAATTTTATAAGTTCTTGGTTTGTTTATGGAAAAACTAATGATTTTCCAGCAAAAGAAACATCTATATGTAATCCAACAGGATTTTATTCTATAACAAAACACGCCGCTGAAAAATTATTAATATCATATTGCGATACATTTAATATAAAATATAGAATATTAAGACTTACCAATATAATTGGAAGTAATGACAAAAAAATATCAAAAAAGAAAAATGCAATTCAATATTTAATTAATAAAGTTAAAAATAATGAGAATGTAGAATTGTATAATAATGGTAATGTAATAAGAGATTATATGTTTATTGATGATTGTTGTCGTGCTATTGATATTTGTATTACAAACGCTAATCATAACGAAATAATTAATATATCAAATTCAGAACCAGCATATATTAAAGATATAATTTATTATGCTAAAGAAAAAATAAAATCTACAAGTAATATTATTTCTATAGATACGCCAGAATTTCATAAAAATGTCCAAATCGAAAATATTTATCTTGACAACACTAAATTGCTTAACTTAAAATATAAGCCTTCAACTACGGTATATGATGCAATTGATAAAATATTAGGAATTTAAAATGATTGAAATTAATGTGAATTCTGGAAAAGAAGAGCTTAAAAAAAATATTGAAAAAATACTTGAAGCAAAAAAGAAAAATTGGATTCCTGGTAAAGATTGGATCCAATATTCTGGATCATACTTATCAAAGGATGAGTATATAGCTGCAATAGAGTGTCTTTTAGATGGTTGGTTTGCTCTTGGTGAAAATGGAGTTAGATTTGAAAGAGATTTTAAAAGTAAATTAGGAAAACAATATGGAGCACTGACCAACAGTGGATCTAGTGCAAATCTTTTGATGGTATCAGCTCTTAAATCAAAAAGATTATATAATCTTCCATTAGGAACGAAAATAATTACTCCAGCAGCTGGATTTCCAACTACAATAAATCCAATTATTCAAAATAATTTTGAACCAATTTTTGTTGATATTGAACTTGATACTTTGAATCTAAATTTAGATCAAGTAGAAGAAGCAGCAAAAAATGGAGCAAAGGTTTTAATATTTGCCCATGTTCTTGGAAATCCACCAAATATGGATCGTCTAATGGACATTGTTAAAAAATATAATCTTATTTTATTGGAAGATTGTTGTGACGCTCTTGGGAGTATGTACGATGGAAAATTATTAGGATCTTTTGGGGATTTTGCATCTTGTTCATTTTATCCAGCACATCATATTACAATGGGTGAAGGTGGATTTGTTGCATGTAATACAGAACAACAAGAAACTGTTATTAAGAGTTTAAGAGAATGGGGCCGAGGATGTTATTGCTATGGGAAAGGTTCAGCATGTTTAAAGAATGGAATGTGTAAAAAGAGATTTAGTAATTGGTTGCCAAGTTTTCCAGATGAAATTTTTGACCACAAATATGTTTATGAAGAAATTGGTTATAATTTAAAACCACTAGATTTACAAGCAGCAATTGGACTTGTACAACTTAAAAAATTAGAAGAAATAATTAAAATTCGTAAGAAAAACTTTGATCGTCTTTATCAAATTTTTTCAAAATATGATAAAGTATTTCATTTACCAAAAGCAACAGAAAAATCAGATCCTTCTTGGTTTGCATTTCCATTGACAATAAAAGATGGAGTATATCTTAAGAGAACTGAATTTACTATGTATCTTGAAGATAATAAGATACAGACTAGAAATTATTTTGGTGGAAATGTACTACTTCAACCAGCTTATGATGGAATTTATTGTGGAAACCCTAAAAAAGATTTTCCCATATCAACTAAAGTAACAACAGATACTTTTTTCTTAGGCACAAGTCCAGTTATAACAGATGAACAATTAGATTATATTGAGCAAATTGTAAATAATTACTTTGATAAAGCAAATAATATTAGAGTTTGATGATGAAAAAAATAGCATTAATAACAGGAATTTCTGGACAAGATGGATCATATCTAACAGATTTATTATTGTCTAAGGGTTATGATGTCCATGGAATTATTCGTAGATCTTCTTCGTTTAATACCTCAAGATTAGAACATCATATTCAAAATCCAGAAGTATATAATAAATCTTTATTTTTACATTATGGTGACTTGACAGATTATACAACAATTGAAAAATTAATTCATAAATGTAATCCAGATGAAATTTATAATCTTGGAGCACAAAGCCATGTTAAAGTTTCATTTGATGCCCCAGTATATACAGGTGAAACAGTTGGAATTGGTACATTAAATGTATTAGAAGCGATAAGAACTGTACAAACACTTACAGGAAAACAAATACGTTATTATCAAGCAAGTAGTAGCGAAATGTTTGGTAAGGTTCAAGAAGTACCACAAAAAGAAACAACTCCGTTTTACCCAAGATCCCCATATGGTTGTGCAAAAACATATAGTCATTATTTAACAGTAAATTATAGAGAATCGTATAATATACATGCTTCATGTGGTATATTATTTAATCATGAAAGCCCAAGAAGAGGAGAAACTTTTGTAACTCGTAAAATTACCAGGGCAGTTGGTAGAATATATCAAGGTCTTCAAAAGAAATTATATCTTGGTAATCTTGATGCTTATCGTGATTGGGGATTTGCAGGAGACTATGTTGAAGCAATGTGGATGATGTTACAACAAGATAATCCTGATGATTATGTAGTGGCTACTGGAAAAATGATAACTGTTAGAGAATTCTGTCAAAAAGCATTTGCTAGATATAGTATGAATTATGAAGATTATGTTGAAATTGATTCAAAATATTATCGTCCAGCTGAAGTAGATCAATTATTAGGAAATCCAACCAAAGCGAAAGAAAAATTAAATTGGAAGCCAAAAACAGATATATATGCATTAATTGATATGATGGTAGATCATGACTTTGAAGTAGCAAGAAAAGAAAGAATTATTGAAATATATGATAAAAAATTAAATCCGACAGGTTCTTCTTTCATATAAATACTATAAAAGGTTTTTAATATGCATAAACTATGCCTCTCAATGATCGTGAAAAATGAATCTCATATTATTCTTGAATGTTTAAATTCAGTATATAAAGAGATTGACTATTGGGTTATCGTGGATACAGGTTCCACAGATAATACAAAAGAAATTATAACAAATTTTTTCAAAGAAAAAAATATTCCAGGTGAACTTCATGAAAGACCATGGGTATCATTTGGTCACAACAGATCAGAAGCATTAGATTTGTGTAAAGGAAAAGCAGAATATGCGTTCATGATTGATGCTGACGATTATCTGGAAGGATCTTTAAAATTTAATCCACACCCTGATGTAGATGGTTATATTCTTCGAATGGGAAGAGAAGAATTTTCTTGGTGGAGAACACAAATCTATAAGGTAGAATCTAATTGGAAATATATTGGTGTTCTTCATGAATACGCTCAATGTGAAAAAC